GTGTATTGATTTTTAAAAATACTTCGTTTGATTTAGAAATAACAAGATCTGTTGTATTCACGATGTCTCATGCATCTATGAATATTTATTTACCCCAGTCCAGCGTTAAATCTCATAAACTCAATTGCATTTTTAATTTGATAGGTTCTGTTCTGTATCATCTTTAAGATGCTTTCAATATACACAAGCATCGTATCATAATAATCAATCTTCAAGCAAACTGTAGATAACTTTTCATCAGCATCTAAGTATTTCTGCATCGTATCTTTGTCACGAATCTTTTTAGGGAATGGATCCTCCACATAAACATCAGGATCTGCTTTTCCAGAATAATACTCATATCTTTCGTGACGAATATTTTTTCTCTGTTGCTCTGCTTTCTTTCTTAGAAGAAAAATGGTATTATATAAATCAAAGTATTTTGAATGAAGAACTGGGATATTTGTTGATTCTGTATGGAGATTATCCATATCTATTTTTGAATCTTTTTCCCACATTTCTTGAATAGTATCAAGATCAAGACTCATAGTGGATCGCCATTTAGATCAGTTATATTGTAGATAGTATACTTGAAACTTACGTCTGCTGTAAAGTATTGAATATCATCTGCAGTTGCATCAAAATTTAATGTTGACAAACTATATGGCCATAAATCTTTAAATTTTATTTTAAAATTGGGGACTTGACTGCTTGTAAGAATAGTTAAAGTTCCATCAGAGTAAATATTCATCAATTTGGAATCAGTAGTATCAACATACTTTTTTTGATTCTGCCAATCATAAATTTCTTTTAAACTTTCTGGATATCCAAGTCCACGAATCCAATTTTGAATCTCCATATAGTTTTCAAGATTTTCATCTACCAAAAATCTGAGGGTAAAATCATCAAATTGAATTTTATCTCCCGGAGTATCAATATCTTTTAGATATGATGGTTGCACAGCAACTCCCAAAGTCATTCCTGGGATATTTGCAGCATTACTGAAAAATGCAACTTTAGGAGCTCGATTCAAAGTAAATTTAAATCCTACAGGAGATAGAAAATTTCTATTCTGTATTTGATTTGCAAAGGCGTTTGATACCGACATCTTTTTTTAAATATTTAGAATAAAAAAGGGACCCTTTTGGGGCCCCTGAAAACTTTGTGAGATAACTCACATGAGGTTCTTAACAGCAACTCTTCTGTAATAACGGTTGTTATTAACAGTGAGTCTACCTTGACCCTGAGTGGTTCCTTCGGCAAATGGGTTTGCGACCATGCCGTAGCGGGTCTTAAATCCAATCTTGGGTTGGAAGCTGTTCTCACCAACGGCACGAACCATTTGGAGAGGAACATATGGGCAGTAGAAGAGACCTGCATCATAAGGTGAAGAACCCTTATAACCAACAACATAGTACTGGTTACCTGGAGTAGCGTTACCCGCAGTCAGGTTAGCAGCATATGGGTCGATGTAGACGCGGAACTTGCCCATCAGAGTACCAGCAAAGGTGTTGCCAGTATCATCAACATTCAGGTTTGCGTTGAGTGCAGGGGTGTAATCCAGAACACCAGCCATGGTCAGTGCTGAAGCAACGTCAGCAGAGCACATGATGATGTTGCCCTTGCCACGACGAGTTCTCTGAGCGATTGCGTTTGCATCACGCTCAATCTGGAACAGAAGACCCTTGAATTTCTCAACTGACCAACGACCATTGGAGTCAACGTCAAGGTCAAAGATACCTGCGGTTGCAGTGTTTTGAACTGCACCTTGCTCAGCAACCTTATAGATGGTTCTGATAACTTCGCGGTTGATTTCAGCAAGAATCTCAGTTGAGAGAATATTTGCTAATTCCGCTTCAGCATTCAGACCGTGGATTGCCTTGAGGTCTTGTGCGAGCTCAAGTGAGTACTCGGCTTTCAGAGCGCGTGACTTTGCAGTAACAGTGACTTTCTCGATTGAGAATGCCATCTGATTGAAAGCATCAGCACCTGTACCATCAAGGTTTTCTGCATCACCGGTTACCATTCCCTGACCTACATTGTAGCCAATGGAAGAAGCGGATGAAACAGGGTTTAGAACTGAAGGGTTAGAACCTGCTTGAGTGGTAGTACCCATACCAGAAACAGCATTGGTGAATCCTGCTGCTTCATCTAAACCTGCATCTTGACCTGAGAAGGTAGTATCTACTTCGTTGAAGAATGCCTCAGTTCCACTCTGATTGGTGTAACGTGAGCGCATTGCGAAGATGAGTCCAGTAGGACCACTCATTGGTTGAACGCCAGCCAGGTCATAAGCAACCAGGTTAGGCATTGAACGACGAATGAGTGAAATCAGAACAGGGTCGAAACCTGCGGTTGGACCAGTTGCGGTTGAATCAGCACCGAAACCACCTGAACCACCAGCAGCGTTACCACTGTTGGTTGGTGACTCCATGAGCAGGCTCATGGAACCGTGATCGAAAGCAGATTGCTCTCTTAAAAATCTTTCTTGGTTTTCTAACAGGACGGCGGTTACCGCTCTACGATGTGAATCTTTGATTGAATCAAGACCCTCATAGTTGAGGAGAGGTGCCCACTTTTCCTGCAGATGCTCGTTTTGGAACATTTGCGTTTACCTTTGTAGTGTGACTGTTTGCGTTTGAATTATATTAAATTCAATTATTTGCTAAACTTTGAAAGTGTATTCAGATATGCAGACATAGTACCTGAAATAGATTCTGGTGATGAGTCTACACCTTCTGAAAGTGATTCAGTTTTAGCTTTTGGAGTATTTGCTTTTAAAGGAAAATATGCTTCCTTTAGAGTCTCCAGTTTTTCACGATATTCTTCTTCACTTTCAAACTCAACACTTTCGGCAAGTGAAGCGAGCTTGTCTTTCTGAGTGGCAGCAAGGCCCTCAGAGACTTTTTCAAAGATTCCTTCAGCAACCGACTCTGCGAGACGTTTGTTGAGTGAAACATTTTTCTCAATTTGCTCGTTGAGTTTTGTTTCCATATCATCAAGTTTTTCTACCATGCTCTTAAGAACATCATATTTATCTTCAGGGATTGATACATAATGTGCTTCAAAAAGATCCTTCATTCCAGAGAGGAAGGATTCGGTCATTTCGGTCTTAAGACCATTTTCAATAACGAGTGCATTTTCTTGCATCCACTCGTCAGCAACATACTCTAGGTATGCATCTACACGCTCAACAAGTGCTTCTTTGATTTCTTCAACTTCCTCAGCGAGAGCAGCAGCATACTGCTCTTCAATTGCTTCCTTAATTTCAGAAACCTTTGAACGAAGAGCAGTTTCAAAGATGATGCGTGCTTTCTCTTGGAATTCCTCAGAAAGCTCCTCACCTTCGAGAAGAGCATTAACATCTTCTTCGATGCTAAACTCTTCTTCTACAACTTCCTCTTCGTCACTTTCTTCTTCGACTTCTTCAGTCTCTTCTACTTCTTCCTCTTCAATCTCTTCTTCTTCGGAGATGACTTCTTCATCATCGAGTTCTTCTTCTTCCTTCATTGCATCAGCAGCCGCCGCACCCTTGTTTACAACATCCTTAACTTGCTTAAGGGTTGTGCCAGGTGTTTTCAGTTTTGCTGAATCATCATCTGGTTTATAGTTTTCTGGTGTAGGACCGCCAAGATCTTCATATGATCCAGCAACTGAGGTGTCCATTGGATCTGCTGCTTTTGCGCTAGCATTTACAGCGGTCCTGGATTGCTTAGTGCCTGCTTCCATCTCTTGTAATTGTTTGCCACGAGACATTTGAACTCTCCGATTTTCCTGTAGTAAATCTATATTTATTTATAAATTAAGATATTTAGTAAATTAAAGGTTATTTAAGAAGTCATTGAGTAAATTAAGTTTATACTCTTCTAAAGCACCTTGATCAATTAAAGTATTAATTCTATGTTTTGTATTTTCTGCTGCTTTTTCACGAAGCATTCCGCCCTCCCAAACCCACTCTTTACCTTCCATAATTCCCTGAACAAATGCATCAGGCGCAGATGGATCAGCGACAATATCGGCAGCAGTTGCTAACATAAAATCTTCACCAACCTCATTATATCCTTCTTTAGTTGGTCTTACTGATCCAATACCTCTTGATGATACACCTAGAGTTACTCCTTCTTTTAAAAGTGACTCAGCAATCTTGCCCATTGGAGTGGATAAGATTTGTGCTTTTCCAATAAAATTGTTTCCTTCTTTTTGAAGTGAAACAATTTTATGTGATACACGATCAAGATTTACTGTTGGACCGTCTGGATGACCAAGTTCACCGAGAGCACGACCTTTATTAACATACTGTTCAGTATATCTTTTTACTTCCCTCTCCATAACAGGCATACGATATATCCTGTTATTGCGATTAGGTTGTTCAGTTTGTAAGAAGGGACCTTGAATATACAAAGTTTTTTTACCGTTAACATTTTCGGTAATAACTTCTACTGATTCAATTTCTTCGGTAATGAGTTTCATTTTACGCCTGATTGGTAATTTGAACTTGTTGGAAATGTATAACACCAGATCCGCCTGCGGCACCAATGGCAGAAACCTTATTTGAAGCCGTAATCGTCGCAGTAGATGTGGGTGAAAATGCAGTTACTATTCCTGAACTATTATGAGAAACTGTCATTCTTGATTGAAAAAATCCGCTTACATTAGCAGTAGTATCTACCGAAACAACCTTTTGATGAGTAAAGTCATAAAAAGATTGACCTGGTACAACAAGTGTGACAAAATCATCAACACCAAATGGAACTTGAGTCCCTTCAGGTACAGTAATAACTGTTGTTGTTCCAGTCGTAACTCCTATAACTCTATTTGATGCTTTAGTCAAAGCAAGAGTCGCTGTTCCTCCAGAGGGGATAAAATAATCTGTTGTAGTCGCTGCTGGAGTTGAACCAACTGCGATGTGTGCAGCGCCGCTTACAGCAACAACTCTTATAGTATCAGATTGAACTGAAAAAGCAGATGATGTAGTAGCAGTTCCTGCAGAAAAGGTAAATGAGGATCCAGCCCCAACTGGTCTATGGGTCATTATTTTTAATAATACACTTTTAGTTATTTATTAAATTTATTCTTCTTCATTCTCTACTTCTTCGCCATCAAAAACGTCTGATGCTACAACAGGACGAAAAGCATCAATTTTTTCGGATGATTTTGCGAAAAGTAGTTCTTTAATTTTGTCACTAATCTGTGATGGAGATTCGTCGGTGACAATCATATCTAAAAGTTCTTCCATTTTAATTCATCAATAAATGACTGTTAATATTTATATTTCACCACCTCTAGGAATTTCTGGTGCTTCAGTCGCTGCACCTTGAGCATCTAGATTGGGCTCCATGACTGGAGCTCCAAGATCCATCTGTGCTGCTCCACTATTATCAACTGGTGCTTCTGGTTCAATTGGAGCATTTGGATCAGGAATAATCCCACTTTGAATTTCTTTTTGAATTAAACTATCTTGTTCCAAGATTTCTTCATCAGTTTGGCGAAGAATCTGTCTTCTTACATAATCTTGAGAGAAGTATTTTCCAACATATGGTTCTGCTGCTCCAACCATCGTGATTCTTTCATTTAATAGTTCTGCTTCCTTTAGTTCAGCAAAGTGATTATCATATAAGAAATCATATTGAATGTGCTCACTCATGATCTCCCAATCCTCTGGAGTAATGATATTTTTGAGAATGAGTTGTGTTTTTAGCATATCATTAAACATATTTGAGAATCTCTTTCTCAAGCGTCCAACAAACTTGCTAAATTTAAGTTCATCACGAAGAATTTCAGATGAACGACCTAAGTTAAATCCACCTTCTCCACCAATCCTAGATACGGGGACATTTAAGGAACGGTAGAGTTTTTCTTGAAAATAGTTAATATCTGTAATTTCTCCTAGATTCTGACCGCCAGGAAGAGTAGAAATTTCAGTTCCTCTACCACCCTCACGACGAGGAAGCCAAAAGTCCTCAAGCATTGCCATATATTTTTTGTCATCACGAATTTCACCAGTATTTGCATCGTAAACTAGTTTGTTACGATAACGCATCATAACATCACGTAGATACTGTTCTGCTTTAATTTTTGGCAAATTACCTACATCGATATAAAAGATTCGTCTCTCTGGTGCGCGTGATAAACGATAGATAACCAAAGAGTCCTCAATCATTCTCAGTTGATTAAGAGCTTTAATCGCTTTGTGAAGATATGAAAGAGTTTGACCTTTATTTCTATCTACAAGGCCAGAGGTGCAGTATGTGATTGCGTCTTTTGCAATCTTAATTCCTTGACTAGCGCCTGTTTGAGATGGATTTGTTGATGGATAAATGGATTTTGGATTATATATGAAATATTCCTCTATTTCTGGAAAATCAAAATCCATTGGATTATCTGGTCTTATCAGTGAAATATTTACAATTTTGTCATTTGGTTTCTTTTTTTGTTGACGAATATGACGCATTTTTGTTGCATCTATATAACGAAGTTCTTGAATCCCCTCATGTGGATTTTTTAGATCAATTATTTTATGGTAATATAATCTACCGTCAACATACCAATTTCTATAAATTTCATGAGATTTTTTATCAAAATCTAAAAGATCAAGAATATATTTAAACTCTTGTCTAATTTTCTTTTTAATGCCATCACTCGCATTGAGTTTTGATAATTCAATTGAAACTGGTGTATCATTTGTGTCTGATACAATTGCTTCATTTACAATATCCTCAATGGCACCATCGACCTCTGGATGAAGTGCCATTTCACGATATCTTTTAATAAGTTCAAACTCAGTTCTATATACGCCCTCTAAATCAACATATGATCCAAAAAAACCACTACTCATATAGTGGTCAACCCCGTCCTCATTATTAGGAGGAACGGGGGAAACCGCATCGGGAGATAGTGGTTCAGTGTCCTCTATTGAGAACCCAAATAACTTTGCCATAATTTATTTTAAGTTGATCTTTAACCTATTTATTAACCGTTTGGACCACCAGCTCCAGTGGTAGTGATTGATTGAACTTGGAATTCAACAGTAAATTCCTCAATCGTATCTCCACTATCATATGATACGTCAATTTGAGATACATTTGTTGGAAAAATATCAATAAATTCATATTCCTTCAATACAACATTCGCTGATCCTGTGCTGTCTCTACTAGCTAGGGACGAACCTCTACCTAATTGATAAACTTTTGCATTTCTCATATAAGCATCAGGACTAGTTGCACCAAGGTTTGTATCAAGGTTAGCAATCAGATTTGACCATGCCTCGAAAGCAGTTCTTAAAAGAAATCCTTCATCATTGATAACTGTGACCGTCCAAGGGTCAATTGTTCTATCTCCAGCGACTTTAA